TATTACTAAAGGCAGTGGCATGGTTTACATCGCACAACAACCGCATGAATGCAATGCCCAAAGCGGCACAGCATCATGCTCCAACGTTGTGTGAAATTTGAGCGATAAGAGTGCAACATCGTGTTGCACAGAAAGAATAAAAATGTGCTTTCATAAATACACAAAATGGAGAGATGTAGATTTTATAAACTACAACGCCCATTTTCTGATTCAGATTTGTAGATGTACTAAATGCAACAAAGCTAAGTTTGCATATAGAACGATGAAGCACCCATTAAGTGGGAGTTCGGGAATAACTATGAAGGATATAATTGAGGCAGAAGAGCAACCATCCCTGGTTGCATCGCTCAAACAACACACAACAACGGCATGATTGCCATGCAGGAACACGGCATCATGCCTGATACGTTGTAAGCAATTGTTTTGCGCGAAGACAGTAGCGCGTGTTTCACACTCGAAAGGAAATAAGATGGGGAAGTTTTCATTATCAGCAATGTGGGATAAAAGACAAAAGGATATTCTGTTCCGCTATCCAAGACGGTGTGATGGGGCTTTACTCAATAATGTTTTATGTAGCAAAAGACCAAGCATTGACATTGGTGCAGATATAGGTATTAAATTTGACGATTCCTTTGTCGAGGAACTTGAGAAAAGAGGGTATGACATAAAAACAATTTATTTCAAAATAATGGTTAAGAAAGAACCAAAGGCACGCGCAAAAGCACAGCATCCAACAAAAGCTATGGTGGCTACGCTTGCTTCCGCAAGCTCCGACCCAAATTGCGAGTACGCAACTTCACCATAGCAGATACGTTGTAGGAAATTTAATTCGCGCCAAGACAATACAATTTATTATAGGCGCGGCGAGGAGAAGAAAATGAAACCAAAATCAAAAGAGTGGTACGAAGCGGTCGAGTTTTTCGAGAGAACAGTTTCTAACTATGGGTTTGGCCGTTATCGGTTTGACAAAGAAATAAACGCACCTGTTGGCAACTGGTATCAGCACGGTGAGACAAACAATGCTTTCCGTATGTTTCTGTACGGCCTGGAGTACGGAAAAAGAATCGCCGCGCAGGAATAATATGGAATGCGATTTACAACAGCACTCAACAGCCGCTTTATAAAACTAGTACGCTTCACAAAGCGGCAAACGTTGTACGCAAAACCACCACAAGACAAAGAAAGGAATTATGGAAAAAGACATCATGTTAGATTTATGTATTCGTCAAGGTTATGTGCCAAAAACCTGTACTCTTCCTGGTCAAATTTGTTTTGGATTAGTGAATGCACAAGGAGACCCATGTAAAGGATGTAATGAAGACAGAGAAAAATGCAAAGGCAGAAAATAAAATTAAGAGTGGCGCTAAGAAGAAAGGAAAGAGACAATGAAGCTAATACTGAGACCACAAGACAAACACATAATTTACACTGAAAACTTCGACCCATCTTCTGCTCATATCTTGTGTGAGCGAGATGATGTAGAGTTTGGAGACATAGTATCTATCGGTGACAAAAAATACAAAATAGCAAGCGCACTACTAAAGCAGAATGTTGGTTTTTTGAAGCCTATCAATATAAATATGGATGAAAAAGAATTGTACTATGAGCCCTATATAAAATGTCCTGTATGTGGCTGTGAAAATCATGACTCGTGGGAAGCGAAAGACGAAAGCAAAGATTATGAATGCGGCGAGTGTGGTTCAATCCTAAGCTATACATCGGAAGTAACAAGGACTTTTGATATTGAAGTAGTAACACCATGTGAAATTAAGAGTGCCATCCCTAGCACTGTGGGCAACAACGCCCAACAATAGCATGAATGCCATTAAAACGGCATCATGCTAAAACTTAGATGCAATAACATTTTGTGCAAGACAGAACGCAAGTAAACTTTCGAGGAGGAAAAAATGGAAGTCAAGGATGCTGAAAAAATATTCACAAAAATAAGAAAAACATTTTTGCTTAAAAGGAAAATAGAGAAGAGAATAGAGGATATGGAGAAAACTATTGGACTTGACAAAATAAAATATTTAGGACATATACAAGGGACTAATTGTGAAGAGTGGAAGTGCAATGGATGTTCTACGGTCTATGTTTCTCCTAATAAGTGCTTGTGTCCAAAATGTATAAAGAAAATTAAAGGCAGCGCAACAAAGCAACTAACAAAGCCAATGAAAACATTATCCATTGAAAAGTGTTTGCGACACTTAGAAGAAATTAACGAAGAGCTTAACAACGAGAACCACATAGCGTATAATAAAAATTTTGCGAAAGAGATAGTTAAAGCACGTCAAGAGCTGATAATAATTAAAGGGGGTAAATGATGGGCGGTAAATGTTATTTTCAAATACTTATGAGAGGAGGCGGTTTGTGATAATTATCGGAGTCGACCCATCAAAAGGACTAGCTATTTTAATCGATGGACACTTGAGCGCTGTAATCACGACAACTTTTTGGGATATCATAGGCACACTAGAAAAGTACCAAGAATCTGGGCTGGCCGTTTTGGTTTATATAGAAAACCCAAACGTTAATAAATCGTTGTACGCAAAATTCCAGGGATTAAGCCATGCGGTGCGCGGTAAAATTTCACAGGGCGTCGGTAAAAATAAACGAGACGCATCTTTACTTATGGAGTGGATGTATCGAAACAAAATCGAATACATTGCCGTACCTCCACGTAAAGGAAACAAAACCAAAAACGATCCTGTTGCGTTTGCGAGATTAACCGGATGGACACAAAAAACCTCCGAGCACGGACGCGATGCCGTAATGATGTTCTGGGGGCGTAGCTGGCAGTATGATGTTGCTATAAAAAGGGGAGCGCGTTAATGTCATACTGTGAAAAATGCGGATCACCCGCTGAACACAACAATAGCAAAAACAGCGACTACTATTTCCGTTGTACAGATAAGGATTGTTCATGTCGTAAGGGCGGTGCGATAGTGAGGGTTAAGCCAGTGCCGGAGGTAGCAAATGTATTGTCCATGCAGCGGTAAAGATTGTCAGCATTCAGAGAGCGCCGATATATGCACAAAGCACTGCGTTAGAAGCTGGAAGCGTGGATATGAGCGTTGCGCGTGGATTAACGATAAGGGGAGAGAAGTTAAGCCAGGGGAAAGAAAGATAATTGAAACAAAGAAAGGGAGGGGTAAGTGAGTCCACTACAGGCAAAATATTATGAAGAGTTGCAAGATCGGAACAAGAAGCACTTAACATAATGAGGGGGGAATGATGGGAAGGAAAGAAATTACTATGAGTAATCTTGCAAAAAAGTGTCCTACTGGTGCAGGGAAAAGCATTATGGGGCGAATTCAGGAAACTGAATTGGATATGATTACAGGTCAAGCAACTATAAATATTCTTGTATTTTTAAATGATTCTAATGATTATTGGTTTGCGAGAGAGGGGCTACATAATCAGACACCTGTAAGCATATCGCTAATAAAGCAGTTGCCAATTAAAAAAAGTAAACAAACAAAACGGGTAAAAATAAACAAAAGGATAAAGTCATGAGTCAGATTGTTAGTGGATTTGTAGGTATAGGTGCTGGTGCATTGATAGTGATAGTGAGTTTTTGGATTATTATTTTTGCGGCAGAAAGGCGGCAGAAAAAAGCGTTTGATAAGTTTTGGAAAGAGAAAAACGAGGCTTCACCTGATCCGATTAGAGAAAGAGGTGCCGAAAGTTTTGCTGAGCATTTAGGTATTACCCCGAATTATATAACCCCGAACCTTGACAAGCTTGTTGTTGGCAAAGATAAGATAACGTGGCAGGGTATAGAGTATTGGTATAATGAGAAAGAACCAAACAAAATACGGCTTCAAATGGTAGATAGAACGATAGCGGACATGAGTGGACTGTGCGAATTTTGCACGGTTAATATATCGGAAATTGAGCGCCTGCTTGAAGCGCAAAAACGTGAAGCAACTATCAAGAAAGAAGTAAGCGCAAATTACGCCGCGTTAAAAGAAATGCAATTAGCCGTAGGATTTGCACAATGGAAACAATCAAAGAAACCGCTGTGTACACAGTGTGGAAAAGAACTTGGTACAGCCGGGGACGTTGTAGGGTCTGGCATAACTACACACTGGGCGTGTTGGGACTGCGAGGCAGAAGCAAGTAAAACTAAGAGAGGTAAAAAATGATATCAGCAATAGTAGTTTATATGCGTGAAAGATTTGAGGGGGAAGAGATGAAAAAGAGGAGGGAAGATGTCAAAGCATAATAACAGATACCACGACCGCGATGGGGGTCTTACCGTAAAAGCCAGCGCTACGCAGTCAGAAAATCAGATAGCAGTCACAACTAAAACTATTGATGAGGTTGCAGTCGACAAACCGCAAGAAGATACGGCCCAAAGCTGTGAAACCTGCATCTATCGCAGTACGCATAAGCCCTTTGGTCTGTGTCGTAGATACCCGCCCACTCGCAACCATACCGACATACTTGCTTCATATCCAGCAGTTAGAAAGGATTGGATATGTGGCGAACATAAGGAGTTGACGGTATGCGTATAAAACATCTTTGCTCGTACTCTTCGGGCGTGCGCGTAGGGGTAGTTTATGACCGAGACTGTCAGGTCGTAGCTGTAGGGGGCGGCATGAGGGCACGGGTAGAGATACAACGGATACTACGTAGCATGTCCGTACCCAACGCACCACACGTACAGCCCTCAGCATCACGCATACGATACGAGGCACAGATATCCATGTCTCAGTACGAGCGAGGACTCACCGCTATCAGAGAGAGGGGCGCGGTCATGACACAGGTACGGCACATGGGGAGGGTCATGAGGTGATGCAGATGTGTAACGGCTTTCAAAAAGAGAATAGGTACTTCCCTGGGCAAATATTGCCGGGTGGTTGTTTTTGCCACGAGGAGTACGCGAATTTTACGCAAATTTGATCGACCCCCCAAGGTTTCGGGGGCGAAAGTTATCCACAAAGGTATGGCACTAGGCATATTTTGCATAGTCCACAAGGGGGTTTTATGGCAGACAGGATTGTTCGGGTCACGTGTACGGGGGCGGCGACATTGCCGATTACTAAGATTGAGCCTTTCCAGGGGAGTTTGAAAACCTTGTCGAAACAGGCCTTTGCAAAACTTAAAAAATCAATAATCGATTTTGGGTTTTCGTTTCCTCTTTTTATTTGGCGTGACGGTGCGCACTGTTGGAGTATTGACGGCCACCAAAGAGTTGCCACACTTAAAGAAATGCAGAAAGAGGGCTGGCAGGTGCCAGAGCTTCCGGTTGTGTGGATTGATGCGAAAGATGAAAAAGAGGCGAAACATAAACTGCTTCTTGCGGTCGGGGCTTATGGCAAAGTTACGGACGAAGGACTTTATGAGTTTATCAAAACTGCCTGCCTTGAAATGGGTACATTGAACGAAACGATAGAATTAGGAGATATTGATTTCAATAAATTTATTGCCGGTTACGGTGAGGAGCATGACACGTCTGAAAATGAAGAATCACTTTCCCCATCAAAAAAGATTCAAGAAAAATGGGGCGTGAGCGTTGGCGACATTTACGAACTTGGAAACCATAGAATTATTTGTGGTAGCAGCGCTGATGAACTCACGGTTTCGGCTGTACTTAAAGGCGACAAACCAACTTTGATATTTACAGATCCACCATATGGCGTGGGTATTGGAGATAAAAATAAAATGCTAGATGGCGTGGATAAGTCGGGAAGGGTAACTGAAAACATTGCCGGTGATAATATGAGCGTTCCCGAACTTAAGGCGATGCTACTCAAAGTTTTCACTTTATGCAAACAACACATGGCGGATGATTGTTCGGTTTTTGTTTGCAGTCCGCAGGGCGGAGGGCTTGGTATGATGATGGTGATGATGATGGAAGCCGATCTTGAAGTCCGCCACATATTAAACTGGATTAAAAACAGTCCGACTTTTTCAATGGGGATGTTGGATTATGACTATCAGCACGAACCGATTTTATTTACATGGGGAAAGAAACATAAAAAAATTATGGCCGGTGATTTTAAAACAACACTTTGGACTTGCGATAAACCGAGAGCCTGCGACTTGCATCCTACAATGAAACCTATTGAACTTTACATTAACGCAATACAGAACCATACAGACAAGAGCGACATTATATATGAGCCGTTTTCTGGAAGTGGTACATCAATACTCGCATGCGAAAAAACACAGCGCAGTTGTAGAGCAATAGAAATTGATCCGCAATACGTGGCGGTTACACTAGAGCGCTGGTCGGAAATGACAGGCATTCAACCCAAAAAAATAAAATAAAATGGCATCCCATTCTAAGCAAGACATCGAATATAGTCTCAAAAACTTTTCTAAAGATGAAAAGGATCACATCCTTACTTTCTTGCGAGACCTACAAGAGCACCGGCGTGTTGAACGTGGGTCAATTCGTAAATGGCTTAAGGATGATTTTTACATAATCCCGGCTTCTGATATGCCCGATATGCTTGGTATTACCGAAAAGGAAATTCAGGTCAAGACTAAAACTGGGGATATTCCACCAAGGGAGGGAAACTATCAGTTTCGGTTTTATGACTTGCGGAAAGTATTGCGTTTCCTGTGGAAAAAAAAAGCGGGAGGGGAAGAGAATGACGTTGACAAAGAATTAAAGCGCAAAAGAATTATTGGTGAAGACATTAAAAACAAGATACGAATGGGGCAATGGATTTCAAAAGATAAGGCAGAAGATCGCTCAACTAGAATATTATCGGCTGCGATGAACATGATACAATTTGCCATTAAGAAAGCGGCCCCTCAATTGGTTGGCTGTCCTACAGCTACGGATGCTGAAAAGCTTATGGTTATGAAGTTCAGAGAGGCAGCTGAATTATTGAAACAAGAAGCTGAAAACAAAGAGTGGGCAAAAGAGGTATCGGAAGATCCAGAACTTTATTTCAAGGATGAAGATAGTGGAAAAGATAAAGCGTAAAAAACTTAAGCCTAAAACTTTTGACGGCGTTAAATATTCATCGAGGGAACTTGCGGCCATAACTATAAGCTCTCCTATCGATCCATTAGATCACGTTCAAACAATCAAGCTACAGACCAAGGACAACATTGAGGGCAAGATAGACCTTACTCTTACCCCATATATTAAGCAGCCCATAAGTTGTTTCTCTGATTTACGCATTGAAATGTTGATGTGCATTGCTCCTACTCAAAGCGCTAAAACCGTTGTAGCTCAAGCGCGTGTTGCGTATGCAGCGGATCAAGATCCGGGGCCTTTGTTGTATGTTGGCCCTGATGAAGAGACTACTAAGAAAATCATGGAAGATAAAATTATCGGCATGATTGACCAGACAGAATCTCTTAAAGGTAGGATAAAAAAGCTTCGTGATGTTTCAAAGGATGGTATCGAATTAGATTCGATGACCATTTATCCGGCTTGGTCAAACTCAATCGCATCATTGAACTCTTTCCCTAAGCGCTATGTGATATGGGATGAAGTGCGGTTGTTTAAGTTGACGATTGGTAAGGAATCCAACGCCTTGAAGCTTGGTGAAGATAGAATGACAACTTATATGAATATGGGTATGGCGCAGGGCTTACTTGTTTCAACTCCAAGTACAGAGGGCGATCTGCTTTGGGAAAAGTTGACAATGCCTGGCGTTCTTGAGTTGTGGTGGCACGTGCCTTGTTTACACTGTGGTAAATATCAGAGGCTTGATTTTTTTACCCATATGAAGCTGATTGATGAAGAAACACGTCCGCAATGCCGCTGCAAGTATTGTATGCAGCCATTTACCAGCCAGGACTTTAAGCGGTCGTGGAACAATTTAGGAGTTTACGCACCGGATAAATGGGAAATAGACGACAACGGAAAGACGATTGAGCCGATACCGTTTGCTAAAAAGATTTGCTTTCGATGGGATTCAATGGTTTCACCATTCAGGAGCTTTGACAGAATTTGGGATGAATATATTGAGACCAAAGATAAACCCCATGATTATAAAAACTTCATACAGGCATGGTGTTCTAAATTCTGGAAAGAAGGGTTGACAAAAAATTCAACCGATAGTCTTAAAATTAAAAGAGCTGATTATAAAATAGGTACGGTTCCGCGTGGTGTGAAGGTATTGGTTGCAGGCGCGGACACTCAGGATGATGGGATATATGGCGTAGTTTATGGTTTTGGCTATAGTTGCGAGTGCTGGTTAGTCGATGAACTATTTATTCCGTGTGACATGAATACCACAAACGCTGTTGACCTTCAAGACTCTATGCTTGTTAATCTTGTAAACAAACTCTACATAGGTGAAGACGGGCAGCAATGGAAGTTCGTTATAGGTGCATGGGATTCCGGCGGTCACAGAACCAAAGAGGTTTATGATGTTACTCGCAGGGTTCGTCAGCTAGTAGCTATCAAGGGGCGTAACAATCAAAACCGATCTGTAATATTTTCAAAACAAGAAAGCCACTATAATATCAGGACTGAAGAATATTTGAACGAAACAGAGTCTGTTGCAAGCGGTGAAAAATTCCATTTGCCAAGCAATGTGTCGGGGGAGTTTCTTCAGCAATTCGTTAATCAGGCAAAGCTCAAAGATCAGAATGCAAAGACCGGCGCTATCACGTGGAAGTGGCTGTCAAGAGGTGCAGACCATTTGCGATATGCATCGGCTTATGCTTTTGCTACTCTTGATATCCCGATGTCTGGAATAGGATCTTTACGTGCCAGACTAAGAGACCCTGCCTTTACCTTGAACCCTAAAAGAGAGTCGATTACACGGGCGGTTATGAGAGAGCAAGAGCAAAACCCGCAGCAAGCCAGCGACCCGTTTGATGCACACCGGAAAGCCAGCCAATCAAGATCTATGGCCAATGGGGATTGGTGGGGAAATAGATAGATGTGGTCAAAATCAATTTAATGTGGTCAATTTCAGTCAAGCTATTGTTTTTATAATAATTATACCATAAATTGCCAGTAGAGAGACTTGAGAGCAGTGAAGAAAGGTCATTGCTAAGTGGCTAAACTTTTTTGTTCTCACATTCTCTCTCTAAACCCATGCTTAAATGAGCACGGGTTTTTGTTTTATAGGGAGGCTCTATAATGGGCTTTACCACCTGGGCAGCTGAGCTAACAAGATTCAAAGACGCTTTAGCAAATCAACCATCGGACATGATGCTCAAGGCTGGATTTACTAAGGGTGACGGGCAAACAGTAACATTCAAGCGATACGAAGATATTCATATCCACTTAAAATATCTCGAACAAAAAGCGGCCATTGAATCAAATGGCGGTGGGGGCGTTCGTAGAATGCTTCTGCCTATTGGATATGGAGGGCGCTCATGAGCAAGAAAAAAAGGGATTATCGTAAGAGCGTGTCTTCTTTGCCGGTGCAAGATAAGATTAATCTTGTTAAGCACATTGCCGATTCTTTTATTTCCGGTACCGGCAAAGAAAAAGCTTCGGACGTTATGAGTCCAGGGCGCTCTGCTTTTGGTAACGCTTACCGTGGTGCAAGGTCTGATAAATATAATTCCGATTGGCTTGTATCTAGCGAGACGGCAGATCAGGAACTACTATGGAATAATCTTCCAACTTTACGTTATAGAAGCCGTCAACTTTCAAAAGATAACCCTATTGCTGAAGGTACAATTATTGCCTTGCAGCAAATGATCGTAGGTGAAGGCCCTGTTTGTCGCTGTAGTATTACCGACAATGATGTTTTACGCGACCAAGTGCAGGCAATCATCGATGAATCGATTAATGGCTGCGATGTCACAGGTGAAAAAAGCATTACACAGATTTGCAATAATATTGTTGGTGCTGAATGTGACGACGGAGACGTGCTTGTCACACTCCCTCTTGACGCTTCCCGTCCTGTTGAAGGAGTTCAAACGGTTGTTGATATAATTGAAGCCGATAGAATCTTAACTCCATCAGGAATGAAAAATGATTCCGTCAGGCATGGCGTTCAATATTCACTGTCTGGTAAGATATCTGGTTACTGGGTTAGAAAGCTTGGATTATCCGAACAGGAACATAAGTATGGGTATTCGGTAAATATAGCACAAGACAACTTTAAGTTTTTTGAACGTGAAAAAGCTGGAAGAATTTCTTCATGGCTTATGAAACGTCCGGTTGGTATTGAGCGTCCAGGGCAATCAAGACAGGTTCCAATCTTTTCATCTTGTATCGGACTTCTTAAGGACATGGAAGATTTGCTTGACGTGACGATCGTAGGCATGAGAGCCGCCGCCTGTATTATGGGTGTCATTAAATCGGACAATCCTGAAGAAATATATGAGGGCTTAAGCACTGATGCATCAGACTCAAAGGAACTTACAGATAAATATGGTTATCGATATTCAAAGATGCAGCCCGGTACGATGTTACCATTGCGTACAGGCGAAAGCATAGATCTATTAGACCCCAAAAGAAACGGCGCCGAAGTAGAGCCTATCCTTTTAAGGCTTTGCAAGTTCTTGGCAATGAAGGTGCGTATTCCATACCCTGTTTTATTCCTTGACCTATCCGAAATCAATTACAGTTCATACCGTGGTGGCATACTTGAAGCCAGAAAAATGCTTAAGGGCTGGCGCTCACATTTAGAGAATGACTTTGTGATGCGATATCTTGCAACCAGAATCAAAGAAGCTTGGCTTAAAGGGCTGATTCCAGCGGCTAAAGAACTCACACCACAGATACTTAATGTGCGTGTTGATTGGCCTGCATGGGGTTATATCGATGCCGTAAAGGAAACTAATGCCGCTCTTAAAGGAATTGCAGGGGACTTATCTTCTCCACAACGTGAAGCTGCTGAACGCAACGAGGACGCTTTCCAGATAATTGAAGAGAAAGCCAAGTTCTACGCGGAAAAGAAAAAGATTTATTCAAAGCATGGCGTTTCTGAATTTATGGCTGTAGGTGACGCGGACGGTGCCAAAACTGTTGATTTAGAGAAGGGAAGTTTAAATGACTAACAATATGATTGAAAGGCTTGTTGAAAGAGCCGGATCTGAATCATGGTATTTAAAAGAAGAGGCTCTTAACGCCCTTTTTATACGTGCCAAAAGTTTTGGATTACCAGAAAACGCCAAGGAAACCAATGTTTATAATAGGTCTGTAACAGCAAATAAAGAAGGTCGATACGAATATGACATTGTAAATGGCTTTGCAATTATAGACGTCAACGGCGAAACACAAAAAGCAACTGACATTTATGATGAGCTTTTTGGTGTCCGCTCTACTGAAAAGATTTTAAGCACTCTGAATCATGCCCTTTCCAATAGCGCTGTGAATGCAGTCGTTTTCAGCATTGATAGTCCCGGCGGTACGGTTGACGGTACTAAAGAACTATCGGATGCAATCTTTGAAGCGCGTGGTAAGAAGCCGCTTATCTCATATACAAACGGACTTATGACAAGCGCTGCTTATTACTATGGCAGTGCAGCTGATATGGTTATGGCCGCTCCAGGTGCCAACATAGGAAGCATTGGCGTTTATTCCGTACATATGGATGCATCAAAGTTTTACGAAAGCTTTGGACTTAAGATGTCTGTTATAAAAGCCGGAAAATACAAGGCTATTGGCAATCAGTTCGAAGAGCTTTCACCTGAAGCCCGATCCGTTCTTCAGGAGCGGGTTGATAAAATGTATGAAACGTTTGTATCGGACATTGCAAGAAATCGCGGTGTTGATGTTGAAGTTGTAAAGAAAGACATGGCAGAAGCTAAGGTGTTCTTTGCATCCGATGCACTAAGCAATGGGTTGATTGACGCCATAGGTTACTTGGATAAACAAACAGGAACATTTAAGGTTAGTGAAAATAAATCAAAAAAAGGAGTTCAAATGGAAATTTTCGGCACATCGCTCGAAAAAGCATCTGTTGAACAGCTTAAAGAAAAGAATCAGGTTGTTTACAATCAGATTTTTGAAGCCGGAAAAGAAGCCGGAAAAGCTGAAAATACAGAGCAGGGAAAAGAAGCCCTTGAAGCCAAGGCTGTTGAAGCCGGAAACAAGGCAAAGGCAGACGAAAAAGCAAGAGTTAAATCAATCTTTGAAGCCGCAAGTGCTGATCAGATTCAGCTTGCAAGCACTCTTGTCCTTTCGGAAAAATCTCTTGAAGAGGCTAAAACTGAATTACTCAAAGACGCTCAAGCAGTAAAAGCAAAAGCGCTGGCAGACTTTCAGGCGGGTGCATCTTCAACTATTGACCATACGCAAGAAGCCGCGACAAACGATGTAGCTGCTCTTGCTTCAAAATTTGATACCGATACAAAGCTTTCTGATCTCTACACTGACAAGGGTGGAAAAGATGCTTTTATTGCATCGCTTAACAAGTGGTCAGCAGACGAAAAAGTTCGTGCTGATTTTGGTGGAAACGTACAATCATTTTTAGCTTTTGAACGAAACAATAACAAATAAAAAGGAGGACTGACCTATGTCAGCATCAGCAGACACAGTTTTTAAAAAGGGCGAGGGTAGAACTGCAAGCTATCCCGTAACCGCAGCAACCAAGCTATATCAGGGATCAATGATTTCTGTTGTAGACGGTAACGCTAAAGCTCTTGCAGACGGTGAAAAGTTCGTTGGACATTGCGTTGCTCAAATAGACAATCTATTAGGCCTCGCAGGTGCTTTGAATGTTGAAACTCTCAGAGGTGAAGAGGGTAAATATTCTCTTCAGGTTGCACTTCCAAAAGTGAACGCTCTTATGGTTGGCGCTTACGTATATGCGATTGACGACAATACCTACACGCTCGCTCCAATGCGTACACCTGTTGGTAAAGTTGTTCAGTTTGTATCTACAGGCGTTGCGCTTGTTGAATTTGATGTGAATCTTTCCAGACAGTCGATGAACGCTAACGGCGTGTTTATGCCTTTCCGTACAGCTCCTGTCGGTGCTGCAAGTGCCGCTCTAGGTACTCAGTTCATTCATACTGTTGTTGACGGTGACTCTGATGCAGCTCATTACATCAAAGGGATAAGTGCTGCAAGGTCTGAGCATTACAATTCCGGTATTATCATTCACACAAACGACAAGGCTGGTGATGGATCAAGCATTCAGCTCAATGGCGAACCGTTCTATCTGGATAGCGCTTCAAAGCCTTTCTTTTTCGGAACACGCCTAAAATTGAGTGATGTTGTTAAGCCTGTTGTTTTTGTTGGTATCGCAATCACAGATACAACTCTCACTGCTGGCTGTACAGATGACATTTCTTTCCGTAAACTTACAGACAGTGCAGAAGTTAAACTTTATGTTGAAAAGAACAACACAGAGACTGTTTCTGGTGCTGCTGAAGTGTCTGTTGTAAACGACACATATGTAAACCTTGCGTTTGTATATGATGGCACAAACGTCATTCCTTTCGTAAATGGTGCTGCTGGTACTGCTCTTGCCGTGACCAACTTGCCAAACGATGAACTTTTAACCCTGTCTATCGAAATTCTTAATGTTGAGGCTGCTGTTAAAGACCTCACTATTGCTTTCGTTGACGCATATCAGCTGGTATAACCAGAAGAAAGGTATTTGATATTATGGTAAAAATTACATCAAAAGAGGTTTTAGGGCTGATATATGCAGCTCTTGAAGCCAAAGATCAGATGGGGTGGATCGCTCCTCTTTCTCTTGAAACAATTAGTAATTCCGCTCAAGAAAAATACGCATGGCTTGGAAACGTGCCACAGATGCGCGAGTGGAAAGGCAATAGGATTGCCAAGCAGTTAAGAGAGTACGATTACACTATCGTAAATCGTGAGTTTGAATCAACTCTTGAAATTGCCCTAAACGATCTCCGTAGAGATAAAACAGGTCAACTTGTTAAGAGAATCGGCGAACTTGCAAAACGTGCTGATACACATTGGGCAACTCTTATCACAGAGTTGATTACTAATGCTACTAGTGCAACTCTTGGCAAGTGTTACGACGGCAATGCTTTCTTTTCAGCTTCGCATGCCGATGGAGATTCTGGTACACAGACAAATCTTTTAACAGCCACAGAGGTTCCCACTCTTAATGTTGGAACTGCAACGGCTCCTACAGCTGCTGAAATGGCAGAGGCTATTTTTGGTGCTATCGGTTACTCTTATTCGTACAAAGACGATCAGGGTGAACCAATCAACGAAGATGCTAAGAACTGGGTTGTCATGGCTGGAAACGCAACTATTTTCGGCGCGGCTGCTAAAGCTATCGCTCAGAATATGGTTAATTCCGGTGGTGCTGCAATTGACAACGTTCTTAAGAATGTTGGACTTACAATCACTCCTGTCTTTAATGCAAGGTTGACAGCTGCGTCATGGACTGACAAGTTTTTACTTTTCCGTGCTGATGCTCCCGTGGCTCCGTTTATCCGTCAGAGCGAAACAGCTATGAACGTGAATGCTCTTGCTGAAGGCTCTGACTATGAGTTTACAAATAAAGCTCATTTGTACGGAGTTGACGTAAACCGTGCTGCTGGTTACGGCCTGTGGCAGGGTGCGCTTCATTGCACGCTCTCTTAAGTAGGTAGTTATTCTATATAGCGGGGGCAATGGTAGATTTATTCTGCTATTGCCTCCATTTTAGCAAGGACTACTTTATGGCTGTATCAAGAACAAAAGTTGTCAATTCTAATGCAGGCGCGTTTGTTCGTGCGTTAGACAAAGTAGGGAAAGAATACAATCTCTCTCTGCTTAAGCATTTTACAGTCGTAATGGATGAGATTAAAAGACAGGCAGCGGAAAATATTATTCCGCGAAACGTGCCAGGTGCAAGAATAAAGAAAGTAACTTGGCAGGGCAAAACTCAGTATTATGCTTGGACTGTCCAGCGAGTAGCAAAAGAAGGTGGAGGAACAAGAGCGCGGTGGGTTCCTCTTTATAAGATGCAACCTTCCACGAATGGCAAGGTAACGGAAAGAACGGGCGCTCTTAAAGACGTTTTTAGACAGCATGGCAAGTGGAACATAACAGCTAGACAGGCTACTAAATTAAATGTTTCCAACTCACATCTTGACTTTAAAATACGTCCGCAACTGCAAGGTGTAGTAATGACTTATTTGCTAGATGCTTTTGTAAAAGATGCAGGGCCAACTAGAGACATGAAAAGGCGGTTAGATTTGGAAAGGCTAAGTGGTCGAATGTTCTTTTATCCAGCTCTTCAAAGTGTTTTTGAATCCAAGCTTCCACAAGAGGCGCTTAAGGCGATTAACGAATCTCTCGGAAGGGCAAGGCTATGACCCATTATAACATTACCAGCTGGGCAATGCCACAACTACAGGACGGCGATGTTATTGACGGCGTGAATATATCGCAAGATAAAGCCAATACTCCGATGTTGCAAGATGTTACGGCTAACATAATAATTACAAATAGCAATGTTTGGAACTGCCTATTTCCTGAAAATGTAACCGTCGATTTGTCAACTTGCGCTTATGGCCAAAAAGACAAAGAAGTTATCATTGATATTCCTATTGATAACTTCACTTCAATAAAAGATAGCGCTCTGGAAAAACTTATGGAAATAAAACCTCTTGCCTATAAAAACCCACTAGCTGTTAAAGTTGCATTATCTGAAGCATTTACCTCCGAAGAGTTTAGTGGCGTTATGGAGGCTAACTAATGGCAGCACCTTATAAATGGTATGATCCATCGGCAGGCGCAGGGGGAAACGGAGACTCTTACGCTACTGCTTACAATGATATCAATACTGCTTTTGCTGCATTAAGCGCAACATATTATATACTCAACATCGTACCAACGCTAACAGGAGTTATACCAACAGTTCCAATTGTGTTAAGTGGGCTAAAAGGTGCACCAACGACATTTATGCCGACAATCAGAATTACAAATGCGGCTGGCGATCCTTTGTCTATGACAGATAGATTTATACTTGACGGAAACGCAACACTATTAAACGTATTGCAAATAATTGATTGTGCTTACGTGGAGTTTGTAGGTCTAACATTCGATAGGGCCACTGAAGATAATGTACAAGGACTAACAACTGTAAGCACTCACTTAACATTTACTGATTGTGACTCTAAAAGAGCAGGACGGCATGGTTTACATTCTTTCATCCAAAGTTCTAGTATTTGGAGATTTAATCGCGGCAACTATTCAAATAATGTAAACAGGGGGATTACGTATAGCGGAACTTTAAATTCAATGAATTTACATGCTCTTGATATTAGAAATAATGGTGGAGATTATCAGGTAGCTATACCATCGGCATCTTGTATGTCTGATTGTATTATAGCAAACGGAGCAAGAGGCTTACTTTGTGCGGCAACCAATTACATTATAGGGTCTCTTTTTGATAACTTTTCAGTAAATGCGATAACCGCATCAGCTACAAGCAGTACAATATTAAACTTACTTATTAAAAATTCACCTATCGGTATAATTGGTATAGCATCAAACTATAATCTTGATAATATTACGTACTATAATGTTCCGACTCCAAGAACAACGACAACTGGAAAACCACGCATAGGCCGAGAAACAATACTAGCTTACGACCCTACAGATGCTAATTTAAATCAGATTGCTAAAGTTCCTACACGCAGGAACATAATACCGAGAAATGGATTTTTATACGGTGAAACGGCTGGCGTTTCAGGCTCCGATGTGATCTATCCTTCTATATTAAGCGTAGTTCCAAATATTCTTCCAACGACAGGCGGAACTATTGTTATTACCTATGCAGATACTGATTCCGCCGCCGGACTGACTGCGGGAGCCGTGACCCTTGGTAGCGTGGCTGCGTCGTCAATTAGCATAGTAAGCGGAACGGTAGTCAATGCTACTTTTGGAGCGCTTACATCTGGACAAAAAGATTTGGTCACTATAAGCACAGCTGGAACGGCGACAAGGTACGGGGCGGTAACGGTTCAGGCAGGGGCAACGGCTCCTGGGGCTATTGTAGTATCGGCAGCAAACACTGCTTTCCGTAAAATCCTTATACGCTGGCAAGGCGGATCTGGCTTTAGTACTATAAAACTTTATCGCGGTGTGACGTTGCTTTTAACAACATCAACCGTAAACGAATATGAAGATACTGTTGAGCTTGACACATCGTACACTTATAGAGTTCTTGCGGAAAACGACACTGGAAGTTCTGAAGATTCTTACACAATAAAATCGTGGGCAGTTTTTGACGTGCCAGAGAAAACAGCTATTGGCGATCTGGCTATCGCTATAAGAGACGCGGTTCTAGAAATAAAAGATTCCGGCGTTGCCGTTTTCTCTTCTGATAATGTTCAGATTGGCAGAATTTTTGATCTTGATAATAGGTTTGAAAATGGCGGTTTCCCCTGTGTTGCTATAGAGCCAGGTGAACGCGGTGCAACGGGCGGTGAGTATGATTCACAGAGAGAGATTACGGGGGATATAACTTTCGGGATATGGCTGCACGTTAAAACATCAACCGACAATCGCAAGAGCGGACAAGACATGATTGATGTTTCAAGGATTGGTTCTGCTGTATTGCGCATGATGTATTCTTTTCTAGATCGCAAAACAGCAACATATCCATGTAATGGTTACGTTTTTACGAATGCACAATTTTCCGACATTCCGATGTATGAGATATTTAGAGACGGGGTTAACACAACTGCAATAGCGGTTTCTTTTAGAGTAGATACTGAAGATACTGAACTTTAAACTTGAGGTAATAATATGGCAGAGACAAAAAAAATCTTAATGAAAATGGCGCTGGTTGACGAATCTAGTTATGGTGTTTATGTTGCACCAACATATTTGATTCCTTTTATGGGAGCCATGCCTAAGCAGTCATTTGCAATGATTGAAGACGATGCAAATGTTGGAACGGCTTTTAAAAATCTACCTCTTCAGGGTGTCCGCTCTTTGGGTGGATCTGGAATAGAGGTTAATGCAGAAGTTAATACGCTGCCATTGTTCCTCCGTCAAATTTGCGGACAGGCTGCGGCCGGTAATGTTTACACGCCAATAATGACAAGCAATCCAAAGTCAATGTCTTCTTGCGTTTTAGATGCTATTAAAACAAACAAGCACGCTGGTATCGTGATGAACAATTTCAAACTTTCCAGCCAATCGGACGGGAAGCTTAAGTTGAGCTTTGATCCTATATCTTGTATTGCAGAAGTGCGAGACGATACGGCTTTCCCAACTATCACAACAAGCCCCGGTACAGAGCTTTTACATCAACATGCTGGTGGTACGAATGGTTATTTCCGCGTAGGGGATCAGGCGGACGCTCTGGCAGCTGGAGACAATTTGAGTATTAAGAGCTGCGAGTTTAGCATCAACTGGAATTTCGCAATGGATTCCGTGAACTCTCAAACACAACTACAGCCTAAAAGTGCAATGGCTGAGGTGTCTCTTGCTTTCCAGATTGCGGAACATACGACCGATGCTTTCAAGGCTTTTGCCGATGCAAGAACGCCGCTCCAACTAGAGGCTAAGTTTTACGCTGGTGCAGCTGCATATCTGATTGTAAGGATTCCAAATTTCATAATGTCTGAAGCCCCCGTGTCGAGTGACGACAAAGGCAGAATTGATCCTGCGTGCATAGTTGGCCGCAACGGAGTGTCAAGCGCTGCATATGATAACGGAAATATGACATTTAACGCTCCTATACAGTTTGAGTGCGTAAACAGTTAATCAAGGATATACAAAATGGCAGAGTCAATAAAACACGAACAGATAGGGGCTTTCCGGTTAATGCCTGGATTGCAAGCCGGCAATTCATTTGTACATAACGGCTCAACAATTTTAGAGCTTGGAGCTGGACACGCCTTTCCCTACACGTCAATGAATCCTAAAGGTGTCTCGGAAACCGCCGAAGATGACAGCATCGAAGGGTTAGCGTTTAAAGATTTGCCTGTACAGACGGGCTTAAGCGCCTCTGTTGATGCTATGGAAGGAAAGCTTCGGTATCACGGTTTAGATTCTTTGCTATACTGGATGTTTGGCTGGGAAAAGCCCGGCAACTCCCCTGTTTCTCTGGGTGGTGGATACTATAAACATTTGTTTGAGCTTGATCGCAATGAGACGGAGTTTGCAGCGTATCGCTCTGACGAACAAACGGCTGGTGATTACAACGCTCTTGACCGTAAAAATCGCTTTGCCGTGCTTGCTAGAAAGATGGGGCCGAACGATCATCGATATCCTTTTTTGATTTGCAGTGGTTTCGGTTTTTCTTCAGAGGCTAATGGCCTTTTAAGTTGGAACGCAAAAGGGATAGCATCCCGTGAAGATCGCGGTAGCTACAATTCAGCTGCTTGGACTTTTGGGGCTGGCGTGGCAGGCTCAAGTCTTGCAATCCCACATCACAACCTTTCTCTAGCTTTGGGGCCATCAGGTTCCCTTGTTACGCTTGGAGTAAAGAGCATTAACATATCTGTAGATAAGCCACAATTTGTTGACAGAGACAGCCAGAGTGGACTTGTTACTTCAATGCCGGTATTGAGCGGACACTATCAGGTACAAGCGGAAATAGTACTTTCGAAGCACTCGGTTGATACCTACCTCGCTTATAGAGACTCTTTCCAGCAGTGCGCTATGAAAGCCGTCTGGACTTATGGATCGTATGAGTTTGGCTTATACTTGCCAAGCCTTGTAATATCTGACACGGCTCCTACGGGAGACGATGTTGCACGGTTGCCAATTACCTTTATGGCAGGCAAACAACCAACAAGCAATCCTTTTACCTCCGAAATTGGAACGAACGCACTTTTACAGAATGGCCCTTTGTTTTGTATAACCAAAAACACAAATAGCACAAACGAAATGAGGAGGGAGTAATTATGAAAATAGCAATGACCGCAACTGTAGAGTGGAAAGAAGGGGCTGTTTTAAAATTAAAGCAGTTAACAAAAGAACAGAAAAAGGAAATAGCAGATGCTGTAGAAAAGACTTTTGTTACCAGCTTATCGGATGCAAAACTTGAAGAGGTTGCGAAAAAAGAGCTTGCAGAAAAAAGGGAGGAATTAAAAATAACTCCAGACCAAGAAGGCAAAGAACGCATCGAAAAGGAAATTACTGTTTTAGCGTCAATAGCCAATCGCACAAACAATAAACTTGCAACAAAAATAGGAATTGCAGCAATGGCCGCTACTATTTGTGGCTGGGAAGGTGTTGTTAATGAGGAAACGGGGGAGCCGATTGAGTTCAATGTTGATACTCAATCCATCATAGCAGATTCAGCCTTTGAAGATAGTAAAGTAGTCGATAAGGTTTTGACATTTATCAGAGGGCCTCTGGGAAACTCGAAAGCTGGCTTGACCTCACAGTTGAGTACCGATGGCACCCCGGCCACTGTAGTCAATGCCAGCGAGACTGCGACAAAGTAAAAGGGAGGTGTCCCTATGTTCTCGATCCGACGTTTGATGAAAACCCTGCCCTTCTTGTACGGTACGGAGGATTATCAGAATTTTGGAATGTGTTTATCAGGGCGATCAATATCTCCCCTCTTGACGGTGATTGTATGCCCTCTATTAGCATGCTGCCTGAATTGTTGCGATCAACAGAATTGGCAATGGAAACGTCCGAGTTTTGGGTATGTATCGAACATTCATTATTGCGATTCAGGGAAAGAATTAGAGATGAACGCCGTACTAAACTGGAAGAAATAAAAAGAAAATAATTATGGCTTTAAAATTTACAATCGCAATTGATGACAAAGGGAATCCGGTTATTGTTCAGCTTGGACAAAATGTTAACAAGCTTGATAAGAATATGGAGAAGCTTAGCTCTACAGCCAAGCAGGTCGGAGCTGCTTTCGCGGCTTATTTTGCAGCCGATAAGATTGTTTCTTTTGGTGTTGCATCGGTAAAAGCTTTTGATGCATCTGTTGTTGCCCAAGCTAAACTAAATACTGCTCTTGGTTATACCTCTTCAGCAATAAACGAACAATCCTCTGTTTTGCAGGGTCTAACTAGGTTTGAAGATGATAATATAATGTCAATGCAGGGACTGCTTGCAACATATCGATTGTCAGAAAGCCAAATACTTAGACTTACCCCTGCCATTTTAGATATGGCAACAGCAACAGGCATGGATTTAGACGCCGCCGCACAAAAGGTTGGTAAGAGTATAGCTGGTAAAACTAACGCCCTTGCACGCGATGGAATAGAGATTGACAAGAACCTTACAAGCTCCCAAAAAATGGAAGCAGTTTTAGGTAAACTTAACGAAAGGTATGAGGGTCAAGCGCAAGCGATCACTAAGCTTGCAGGAGGGCCGATTATTGCTCTCGGCAATAAATTTGATGATTTACAAGAAAACATAGGTAGGATTATAACTCAAAATCCTTTTTTTGAAGCTGCAATGAGTATCGCAGATAAAGTTCTTGGCAAACTGCTTGTTTCTACAGGCGCCGTCGAGCAAGGATTTACAGATCTTGATTTTGCTATTGACGGAGAAGTATTACCAACATTCGTAAATCTTAACGAAACTATGCTTGCAGGAATCCCTGTTGTAGCTGCGTATGGTCAGACACTTGCTTCCTATAAGACGCTTAAGTTTGGAAGCTCCGAAGCCATTACTGAAGCGATGAAAAGCATAGAAACGGTAGCAGCACAATCTGACGCCACTCTTGTTAATTACAAAAATCGAATAGTGGAAATAAATGCCAGAATTGCAGAAAGCGCTAAAAGAAAAAATCCTCGCAAAGGCATCGCTGAAGATTCAGATGAAGAAGTGGATAGGGGCGGTATAGATAAAGAAATCAACAATATTGTCGATAGGTATTCTACAGAGAATCAAACTGTTTCAGAGTACCTACAAGAAAGAGCCTTGCTTAGACTAGAATATTCAGACGCAGAAGCTGAGGCGTCCGCGAAAGAAGTTGAGCTTTTTGCATGGAAATATAGTGAGGAGAAAAAATATAACGATCTTTCTATACAGATGGAGCAACAACGTAAGCTGAACATGATTAACACTGTTGGCACAATGATCGGGGCGTTTGCACAACTCAACACGGCCTTGAAGGGCAATGCCAAGCTTTCGCAAGCTCTCCTTATTGGTGAAACAATAATGAACACTTCTGCTGCAATAATGAAAATATTGGCACAGGGTGGCATCTTTGCGACTCCGTTAGCAATTGCAGCGGGTATAACGGGCGCGGCTCAAGTGGCTACAATTGCAAGCCAAAAGTTTGCAGACGGCGGCTGGACTTCGGGCAACGGCAATTCACGAAGCGACAATATTCCGGCCATGCTTTCCCCTGGTGAAAGGGTTGTTTCTGTTAGGGAAGTGCAACGCATGGGCGGACGTGATGCAGTAGATCGCGCCGTTTCCGCTGGCACTCGTAACTCTGGCAATGTGAATGTTTACATACAGGGTAATGTTATCGGCAACAAAGAGTTTACACGCGATCTGATTACTTCCATTGACGCTGAAAGGAGCCGGTAGTGTCCATATCATTTACATACAGCACAACCACTGTGACCATTAACAAGAATCCGTCCTATATGAGCAATTGGAAAGTGAGCAGACTTAATCAATACGCACAAGAAACGGTTGATGGAGTGCTGAAGGTTTACGATGGAGGCCCAAATATTGTTGTCGGTGAAATAGTTTTACAAAACGTGGTAAAATCTGAAGGGGACGCACTAAGAAATTTCTTGAAAGATACTGTAACTTTCCAGCTTTTACAGTTTACGATTACCCCTACCCCTCCTTCGATTACAGATATCGGGGGTGGTGCTGGCACGGCCCTAACAACATGTAATTATGGTGGCGGCCAAAGTCTTGAAGGAGTTTTTGAGTTTATTCCACCAGGAAAATACAACATACGTTTACCATATAGGAAAATAATATAATGAGAACCTTTTCCGCTGGCTTTAACGCTATTTTAGCAGGCGGTGCTTGTTACTGGCTTGTAGTCATAAAGCCTAACACATCTGATACTTTTACACAAATGGCATTTGGAACTATCCCCACAGCTTCGCTTGCAGGCTATGATGTAAAGGCCGGTAGACTTGTTGATATATCCGATATTGAGCAAAGTATTGATGTTTATAAGGAGACGTTTGCAAAAACTCCAAGCGTATCAATTGAGATTTATAATACAGATGGAAACATTACTCAAAATAATCTTGTTGGTAGAACGGTTGAAATTCGTATGGGTTACGGAACTACCATGTCAATATTAACAAGTGAGGTGTTTTTTACTGGAAAAATAAATGCTATTGATAAAAACGATTTGCATAAAATTAAGATTGAATGTATTGGTACATTAAAGCAGTTTGATACGGAAATAGGATACTTTGTGCCTGATGCCTATCAGGAAGATGCTGGGAAAATATATCCAATAGTAAACGGCGTGTGGTCTGACGATTTTGCTTTTTGTCCTATTGTAATGGCAAGTAGCAACGTCTTATATTATTATTATGGTATAGCTGGATACTTGCCAGACTCAGCATCTTTATGGTTTTATGATAAAACGTCAAAAAGGGGATATCAATTTATTTCTGGCAACAGCGATGAACTAGACAACGTAATAGACGGAAAAATATTGAAAGCTGTAGCCTCTTTTCCACTGGTTCGGTATGTTCTTGATTCGGTAAACTATAACAATAAGATGGTGGAAATATCAGAAACAGTTTATAACGATATCGATATTGCTAGCAAGTCGTATTGTCTCATGGTAGACAACGAAATACTTCCTCTAATAGCTAAAACAACAAAAACTCTTTATAATGTGGATACGCCCTATACGGGTTATGTTCTTTGGTGTGCAAGAGCGGCATACGATAGCGTTTTAGCGTCTCATGCAATTGGCACCACGGTTAAAATAATAGATATGGGTGGGGCAATAAATAGAAAAGCTAGCACAGAAATAGGATTGTCTATAAAGACTGCAAAAAATTTCGGACAAATGCCATTAGCTTACCCTTTTCTTGGTAGCTTGCCTGGAACTTTTATTGGTTTGGGAATGCTTTTTGGTGGCAATCAGATTTTGACAATAGGACACCGAACGGTTGCCAGCAATCCAAAGTACACTGGTTTTATTTTTTCTCCTTCTTGTGACTCGGTATTGTCAACTGATTTTAATGTAGCTTCTGCAAAAGTTAGATTTATAGGAACATACAATAAAGTAACGGACTCTACGGGGGGCAACGTTGCCAGTGCGGCAATAGGTTTTAATATAGCTTACGCCGACAAAGGAGGTAGTTACTTATCTCCCACGCTATATACAACCGATCCAGACCAAGAACTACCGTTTGATGAAGAGCTAGAAGTTTCTGGGTTTGACTCAACGTCATTAGAGTCTTTTCTAGGCGGACTCACAATCAATCCATTTGTTGCTAGAGGTACTTTTTCTGCACCCCATCAAGTAATGACTTTAATACTTAAAATAATTTCGATTGAAATAAAAGTATTGTTTCAAGCTGATTTAACTTCTGTAAAAATGTATGCAAGAAACACAGGAAGAAAAATAGCAATAAATTATTTTAATGACTTAGCTGATACTTTGGTAACAAACCCATCTTCTATAGTAGAGGATTTTTGTCGTACATCTGTACCCTCTATGTCATATCTTAACCTTGATGAAACAAGTTTTGACGCTTACTATACAGATAGGGCGGACTGGAAGATTGCTACTGCTATTTATTCAGGAGTTGATTTATGAGTGGTAGACCAAAATTTAAAGAGTGCATGAATTTATTTTTAAAAAATAGCGCTGGCTTTGCCTATGAAAAATATAATGGTAAGCTTGCACTTGCTAGAACCGATCTAGACGGTACTATCGCTTATGAAATTGCCGATACTGATATACTTCTTAAAAGGAACAAACCAGCAGTTAAGATTAGCTATACAAATATCGAAGATACGATAAGTGGAATTGTAATCAAGTATCAAAAAGTGCTACCAGAAAATAACTCTTTTGCAGCTACTTCTTACTGTTATCGCATTGGCAACACAAATAATTTACACAATTGGAGCATTATTGATACAAACGGAAACTGGCAGTATTATTCAGGACTCCTACAGTCCGCTTATGAAGCTAGAGAATCAGAAAATATATTGACCATTGAGGCCGATGGAATTAGGCACGCTTTTACGGCTGAAAGATTAGCAAGGGCAATCGTTTTACAGCGCTGGCAACCTATGGCAATGATTGATATTGAGTGTGCGTATACCATGCTTAAGGCTGAAATAGGAGACCAAGTATCAACGAACATATCAATACTTAATTCTTCTGCTCTTAACAATAAGGTTTGGTTAATTGTTAAAACAAAAATAAATACCACTGTTGGAGGCAATCCTTCAATAGGTTTAAAACTGTTGGAGATAGGTGCAACAAGTGTTCCGGATTCGGAAACTTGGCAAGATACATACTCAACTGGCGATATAAAGCAAAATACATTCAATACTGGCGTCATGTCAGTGGGGACTTACTAAAATGGCAAATATCATATTTAAAAATCTTGAAGATTCAGCAGTTAATATTGCAGCCTCAAAAAGACCTTTGCTGTTGGGTTTTGATTCTACAAATAAGCGGCTAAAATATTTTGACGCAGGCACTGTAGAGTATGAAGCTTTAACGCTTGATGGAAGCGGAACTCCGACCAGATCGATAGGAGCGCTTACAACAGGGGCTCTTACCGCGGTGGGAGATGTATCAATAGGAACCGATGTTAATAACAAACTAGTAATCAATGATACGTTAGCATCATATTTATTAGCAAACAGCGTTAAAGTTTTGGAATATTTGTATGCTTCCGGTCGTATAACCATCAACGCTAATATTGATGACGTTGACACTGCGATATGGGGAACTTCCAGCGTGGCGCCGAATGTATTTATAGACGCTGGAGATAATCGTGTAGGTGTGGGAACCTTAGAACCAACAGAAAAACTACACATTGTAGGCAATATAAAATCTACTGGTGCGCTATTAGACGGAGCTGTGACTATTAATGATTCTGGTGCAAGCGTTGACTTTAGAGTTGAAGGAGATACGGATGCCAATCTTTTAACCGCCGTTGGCAGTTTAGATAAAGTTGGCATTGGTACAGCATCACCAACAGATAAATTTCATGTAGCTGGTGGAAGTATTCGCATATCATCGGGAGACCTGATTATTGGAGGAACTACCGGATATAAATTGTGGTTTCAGGATTATACGACAAGTGGGAATGAAATGCGAATTACTGCCGCTGCTGGGATACAATTGGCACTAGGAGCTAACGCCAATTCTGGAGCAATCATAATAGATGGTAATAATGTTGGTATTGGTACAGCATTACCAACAGAAAAACTAGAAGTTGCCGGAGCTGCGGCATTCGGCGAGTTAACTCCAGATTCTGGAGGTTATGGCGTTTCTCTTCGTCCAGTATTTGGTAAAAAAATAGGAACGGCTACAGCTGTGACGACTAGCTATGTGTTATTGTGTAAAGCAGAAGAGAGCGTAAGTCGAAGTGGGACGGTGGGGAGAATTAGCATTTATGGAGACTATGACTCCTTTGCTAGTGTTGATATCGATATACAAAATAGTCCAACTATGTTAGAAGCGAAAGAATTTTTTGTGCATAAAGATAGATGCGAAGTGTCACTTGTCACATTAACGTATTCAGCAGTTAGTTATTTTGCATTAAAGATTGTTCCCGCTAGTACATCAACTTTTGACATTTTTTTCTCAGGCAGAGCGTGGGTATCATATCCGACAGTTATTGCATCCGGAAGCGTTTCGAGTGTTGTACTGTATCGTGAAGCAAATATTATAGAAGACCAGTTAGGAAATGTCGGTCTTGGTGAAGCGCCTACACAGAAATTGACAGTTGCTGGAGCTGTTTCAGCCGGAGATCTAACAGTATCAGCTCTTGGCCAATCACTAAGACCTATTTACGGAAAGAAGTTGGGAACGACAGACGACAATAGACACTACATTCTACTATGTAGAACAACAGACGAATCTATTAAGTGCGGAACCGAAGGTAGATTTGACATACACTCCTCTAATGAAACCACAACAGTAGACGTATCGGTAATTGATAACGTGCAATATAACGCACAAGTAAGTAAATTTATTGTGTCCGGAGATATCGAGGTTTATTTAAGAACACTAACATACACAGTTCCTTCGGTCTCAGCGCACACATACTATGCGCTATTCATACCTACCGGTACAGTAGATGTAATATTTACTGGAAGGGCGTGGCATGAAAACCCTATACTTGCGGTAGATGAGTGGGTCTCTAGCGCAAGCGGAAGCATTCCTGCAAAACTACTAATGGAAAGCGATAAAACAACAACCAACAAAGACATATGGTTAGCTCAAGATAAAGTAATAAAAGATTATAGTGGCAATACGCTTTTACCTATACCTTACAAAAAATTAGTTAAAGTCTTAACAGACAATGTGGCAACATCTCTTTTCGAAATAGCATTACCTAACAATGGACAAACGTGTTCTGGTGTGCTTTCATATGAGATTCATGTTCATGATGGCTCAGGAAATTATCAAACTATTTCTGGATTAGCAAGTTACACAGCCGGAGTAAAAGATACTGTTGTAGATAGCGATATACTTAGTGGTCTCGAAGTCGAACGTAAGATAACCGGAACATTAACGGGATTGTTTTCAACCGTAGATGGAACAAGCAAAGTGACAATCCAAGTAACAGCAGACACCTCCCTAACTCCTTCGGGCGGAGGTTTTTATATTACATATACCTTAGAGACTAATAGTTCCGCCGTAATAACAATTTTATAAGATTACTATGGACAAGAACACAATATCATCTTACGCAACAAAACTTCTTCTCAGCTACGCATCTAGTTGTGGGTTAGATAGTCAGTATGTTTTATCGCAGATAAGCACAATAGCAACTAAGTTATTGTCCGATACAAGATGGATTTCTTTTGAGGAGTGGAATCAGATTCAGTCTTTTGTTGGAAAGAAATTATACGTTGACAACTATACTTTAGGATACAATGCAACAATGGAGCAATATCGACATAGCACAAAACAAACAAGGATACTTAAAGTTCTTCCGATGATTGCGCTCAAGAAATTTCTTCCTTACATAATGACTTCCTATATCAATAAGAATTTAAACTGTACGTTAACGGAAGAATCCGGTAACCTTATATTTCGTATAAGCCCTGTTGACATCACTCAGTATTCAAGGGAACTATGCGACTACAATAAAGGTTCTTGTGCAGCAATAATAAATATGAGAATGAATAGATCAGATATAGTTGTCGAAGAAATGTCTTGCGTTTTATGTGGGGACCTTTCTTGCACATATAGCATGAGTATGACAGGTAAAAGAGACCCCATAAAACATACCGCAGTAGAAATATCAGCCGAAGATATAGACCGCTTATTTGAGGAGTAAAAAATGCCAGAAGAACATGAACTAAATAAAAATTCTACCGATTATGTTATTGGTCAACTTACGATAAGCTTAGAAACAACAACAAAAGCGCTTAATAACGTAACGGATAGACTGCAAATCGTAACAATGACAGTAGAGACGTTAAACAGCAAGTTAAACATGCTTTCCGATTTATATTCAAGAAAAATTGATTCCCTTGAAAAAGGGTTGACAGATTTAGAAAAACGAAGCAATCGCGACTATGTCAGACTGGAAAAGATAGAGAGCAAATTATCAAGTGTCGTAACCATGCCAATACTAGAAGAGAGATTGGAGAATAATGTGCAAAAACTTATTGAAGAAAAGCCAAGTAACAATGCAGAGCAGCGAGTGTTTTTGATAATCATAAGCGTGCTTTCTGTGATCACTACAATCGTTGCGCTGGTTAAATAAAAGGAAATATTATGTCTTTACTACTAGAAAAACAAAAAGAGTTCTCCGTTCTTATTGCTGATTTCATTTTGAGAATAAAACATATTGGCTATGACTGCACGCTTGGCGAGGCCTGGAGGCCCCCTGAAATGGTTAAAATATACGCCGATAGAAAAGTGGGGAGCCTTAAAAGCGTCCATCTAGATAGGCTGGCCATGGATTTAAATGTTTTTAAAAATGGAATATTGTTAACAAAAACAGAGGACTATAAAGAAATAGGTGAACTATGGGAATCGATGGGCGGGTCGTGGGGTGGTAGGTTTAAGAGTTCAGACGGCACACCGAAGCCGGACGGTAATCACTTCTCTATTGCATTTATGGGAAGAAAATGATTTACCTTAGAGGTAAAGGAAAATAATTGTGAAATCACTTGTTGCGTACAAACAAATCAGAGACCAAATCAAGACTGGTGACATGCTGGAATGGAGATCCCGCTCTGCATTAGGTTCTATTATTCGATTCTTTAGTAAGCAGAAAGTTAATCATACGGGTATAGCTTTTGTACTGGAAAACTACGGAGGTTATGAGGGCAATCATGTTTTCACTCTGGAGGCAGAGCCGGACGGAATAAGATACAATCTTTTATCGGTTCAATTGGAAAATTTTGATGGTGAAGTTTATTGGAGTTCCCTGAAGCCTGAATTTGAGCGTTTAAGGCACGCAGGAATCGATTGGGCATTGGAACAGGTGGGAAAGCCTTATGACTTCAAAAGCTTGTTTAAACAGGCTCTTATCAAGGTTGGCGCGGATGCTAGAAAGTTTTTCTGTTCCGAATATTATTTCATCTATCTGGTTATTTGCGGAATTCTGCCACAATTCATTTTCGACACCGGAAAAAAAGTTGTTGTTGATATGGAAACTGGAAAGCCCGTTATCGCTCCAAAGCCAGGTGAATTTGAAAAATACAAGATACATTTGACAGCAGTACAAATTTTATAGTAGATTACGATCTTTACACTCTCACACACCTCCCGAGATCCCTGCTTACAAAATAGGCGGGGATTATTCTTTTTGCAGATCTTATTTGCAGTTTTGATAATTATTTTTAATTATGTAAGTATTTGTAAATAAAAGAGATATAAAATACTTATTGATTTTAGATTAAGGATGTTTCGCAAAAGTGAAAATAAAGATTGACTTTTAATAATATGTGAGTTTATGTTTATTGGTATCTAAGGCGCTCACAATCCAAGGATAAAAATAAATTGCTGTAAGGGTTGCCCTGCATTAAAAAGGTATGGTTTGAGCGCCTCCACCTTGCCCTGCAGCATGCTATAATAAGGTGATCAGTTAATGCAAAGAGGCTGGATTAAACTGTATCGATGCATGTTTGATAATCCAAGAATGTCAGATCCTGACTATTTAGCAGTATGGGTATGGTTGTTGTTGCAAGCTAAACATACACCAAAAGATGCCATGCTTGGAGGAAAGCGTATAACCGTATTATATGGACAACTTACAACAGGTAGAAAACAAGTCGCAGAATGTACAGGCGTAAATGAGAGTAAGGTTGACCGTATTCTTAAATTGATGGAAAGTGAACAACAAATTGAACAACAAATAACTTCCACAAATCGTTTAATATCAATAACTAACTATGAGAAGTATCAGGATAGTGAACATCAAAATGAACAACGAGTGAACAACGACCGAACAACGAGTGAACAACGAGTGAACACATCTAAAGAATTAAAGAATTTAAGAATTAAAGAAAAGAAAGATAGTGCTGTACCAGCACATTCTCTTTTTTCTGAAATCATTAGAAGATTCGGAGAAGGGTACGAGGCTGTTAAAAAAGTAAAATACATGGATTATCGAAAAGACGTAAAAACCCTTAAACAGTTTTTGCAAGATTTTCCAGATATGACTATTGAGCGATTTTTCAACAATGTTGTGTTTTGTGCCAGCGATAAATTTCACACTCACAATTTATCTATCCGGTATGTTTGCAATAACTTTTCACTTTTAGAAGCCAAGAGATTAAATGCGGAGGAACCTAATGATTAACGAAAAATATGTTTTGGGTTGTATGGTACAATGGCCAGAAGTACTAGTTGGAGCTATCGACAGGGTATCGGAGAATCATTTTACTAATGCCAATCACATTTTACTGTTCAGAGCAATAAAAGATCTTTTTGACAAAAAAGTATCAGTATCAGTTTCGACTATCGGAGCTACTACAAGCAACTCCGAATTAACAATATCTGCCATGGAGTGCGTAGAACAAGCTGTAAGCAAACAAAGTTTTATTGACCATTTAGAACTAATGGAAGAGGCTTATATTAATAGGGTGTTGCGTGTTGCTCTTTCAGAATCCATAATCCAGATAGACAATAAAGAGTGTGATATATCACAGGTGCAAACAAGGGTAAACGATATTGCATTATTGAACATAAAAGATGTTGAATATTCGCACGGTCACAGCGTTATGGGTTTTTGGGAAAGCGTAAAAGAGCGAGGCTTGAACAAAGATAAAATTATGGGTATGCGTACACCATGGTTAAGGTTAAATAATGTTATTAACAACATGCAAAAAGGTAGAACGTACATAATCGGAGGCTTAAAGAAAACCGGAAAATCTAGGTTTGCCATACATCTTACAAGTGGACTACTACAAGACGGACACAGCGGAATATGGTTTTCAATGGAAATGCAACCCTTTGCAATCCATGCTTGTATAATGGCTGTTCGTACAGAAACGGACACAAACCATTTGCATAATGGAGAAATATTTAAGCGAAACATGGACGGGCTTATTGAGCAATCAGGCTCCTATATGAATGAGCCGTTATATATAAGCAATAAATCTTCCGTTTCTCCTGCTTATATTTCAACGGTTATCAAGAGCCGTAAACATAAAGGGCGTGTTGATTTTGTTGTTGTCGATTATGTACAGCGTATGAGGGGGCGTGGAAACGGGAAAAATGGCAGAGTTGACGAACTTGAAAATATTATGGCAGACCTTTCTGATATTGCCAGAGATGAAAATATTGCGCTTATAATTTTATCACAGCTTTCCGGTGAAGCTGAAAAGAAAACTGGCAATCCGGTTTATTCATACTTTAAAGGCTCTCAGGCAATACTTGAATGTGCTGATACTGCAATAGTTTTGACAGATGCGAATAGAGGAACGCCTATGGCTATTGATTCGACACATAAAGATATTGATGCAATGATTATACAGAGAGATGGTGCAAGCGATGTTGAAATAAACTTTAATGGATTTTTACAGTATAGTAAGTTTGTCGAAACTGAAAGAGAAAAGAAAGCAGATAAAAAAGAAGATAATTTACATAAACAGTTTGGGGGTAAATGATGACACTAACCGATTACATAAGAGAAAAAGTACTACACGACTTATCTTTACTTAAAAGTGAAACTACTAATCTAGTAGAAAAAATAGGCTGCATGAAAGCAATTGAACAAATAAGCGTATTTAATAAAGAGAGAGCGGTTTAATTCCGTGAGAGTAAACAATAGGGGGGTAAGTGTGAATATAATAGCTGATTTAACTAGAAGAGAGCTGATCGTTCCTATGGCACTTGCTGATTCTATAACTACAGAATCAGACATAAACGAGTGCAAAAGAAAAGCGCACATTATTCATGCTTCACTAAAAGAAACTTATAAAAAGCTGGATAAGATATCATGAAAACCATCAAAGAGCTTTTAGACAATGCACACTTGACACTGGCAATATGCAAGGCTGAAACCGCAAATATCAAACACATTGACCTGCTTGGTAAGGCTATGGAAATTATCAGGCAGATTATTCAAGAGGAAAATGACAAAAAAAATATTTTCAAAAAATAAAAAAAAGACTTGCATTTTGATTAGTGAGTAGTTATCTTATACTCATAAAGAACAACTAACAAGGAGTAATAAAAATGTTTAAGACGATGATAGCGCTGGAGGATGGTTTTAGAGAGAGAAAAGAAAAATTGATCCGGCGTCCCACCTGGGAAGAAATTGCGGTTCGTGGAATTGAAGCTATGGAAAAAGAACAAGCTGGCTTTAATCTGAAGCCTGGGAAGTAAAATGAATCCCGTTATCACTGAAACAAACCTTGCCTTCTTGCGTAATTTTCTACGTATACGAAGAGAGTTGACGGAAGCGCTAGAGACTACGAATGTTAGAATAGCAAAAACCATAAACATGATAGCGGGGAGAGAAAAGTGAAAATTGACATTTTATCGAGGTTTAGCGGAGAGATAATTTTTAGCCACGAAGCCGAAGAAAACAGCATTAAAAAAACTGTTGAAGCAGCCGTTAAAATTGGAGCCAGCCTCGACGGAGCCAGCCTTGATGGTGCCAGCCTCGACG